GAGGGCCGTAGTGCTGGTATGCAGAACCACTAGCCAAGTTTATTGCTAAATTTTCAAAACCCATGATCTATTCCCCTTATGCAATCGCAGTTGCAGATGTGATGATAACACCCAATGTGTCAACACGTTGTACGCCAACACCCCAACGAGCTGAAACTACAAACTCATCACGTCTTAGGTCTTTATTACGCTCACCTTCTACACGAGGCATACGTCTCCAAGCTGCCATAACAGGCTTAGTCTGGTCATCTAGTACACACATACAGATGTTAGCAACACCACCAGCAACAGTCTCAGTACCGTCACCAAACGTACCAGTAGGTAGTCGGTTAGACAAGATGATGTCGAAGCCGTATAACTGACCAACAAAGCGCATACCAGCAGACATACCACTACGCAATATTTCAGAAGCAAACGGAGTAACATCATTAGTAATAGTAACTAAGTTGTTAAGAGTAGCTTCAACTACTGGGTCAGCAATAAATACACGACCTTGCATTGGTACGTTAGCCTTATCAAAAGCTAGGCGCATAGAGACTAAATGTGCTGTAGAGAAGATGTCGTTAGCAACGGCAGACGCGATACGATGAGCAAAGCCGTTAACTGCGTTAGCATTAGCATTAGTCTGTGCAGCATTACAAACAGCTAAGAAACGAGTTTCAAAGTTCTCTTGAATTGCACGAGTTGACTCAGCAGAACGAGCTGCCATAAGTGCATCAATGTTAGTACCATCTTCACGGATGTCATCAGTAACATACCAAGCATCACCAACATAGTCTGTGATAGAAAGGGTTACACGACCAGTGTCGATTGGGTTGTAAGTGAAGGCTTCATTTTCTGTGCCTTCTTGAATTGTTACAGAACCAATGGTAGGGATGTTTAAAGTATCACCTGAACCAAAGTCTGCTACGTTACGGTAGTATTGCTCACCAAGTAAACCATCGTTTAGGTTACGTAAGATGAAGTCCGAATAAATTTCCTGCTCTATAAAGGCAGTTGTATTAGTCGTGAGTTGCATTGTCTATTCCTCAAGATTCAATATTATGTTTTTGGTAGATGTTCTCACGTATCTTACGTAAGTATTCTACTTGTTCTTTTGTGGATGCACCTCTTAGCAGAGACTTCTCTGGCTTAGGTACTTCTGTTCCTTCTGCTTTGTACGTGGATGGGATGCTCATGCTTCCCGAAGTAGCTTTGTACTTACTTCCACCACTTACGCTACCGAAGAGTTGGAGAGCTGCTTGTGGACTTGTCTGGGACAAAGTCTTAAGAGCCTCTACTGTCATGCCTAACTCAGCAGCTTTATTGGAGACAACCTCTTGTGTCTTTTCTCCATACTGTTTGAATAGTACATCACTAACTTGCTTCTCATTGGACAATTTAGCACTCTGTTGATGCTGCTGTGCTGAGAAGTTTTGAACGAGGTTTAACACGTCCTGCTCGTTCAGTCCACTAACTTGAGGGGTAGTCTCAGGTTTGGCCTGTTGTGCAGTGAGCTTTCCTACAACATCTTCGACTGCTGCTCTCTTGCTAAGCTCCTCTGTCAATCTTCTTATTTCCGCCTCTTTAGTTTCTACTTCTAATTTTAACTGCGGGATGTAAGACTGCGAGTGAGATAGTGCTTCAAGAGCTGTATCTACGTTGTTGTACTTCTGCTCTCCTTTCTCATTTCTTATCTTGCTTAACTGGTCGGTAAAAGCAGACGCTTGAGAAGGTTCTTGTACAGGGGTTTCCTGTGATTTACTTTCATTACTAAATGCTGATGACTGGTAGGTCATTTATATTCCTTTGTTTTATTTAAGTTTAACTAGGTCGTTTAGTATATTCTTAGTATACTACTATATACTAGATTTTAAGCGTTTTTGGTACACTTAATTTTCTAAAAGAGAAATTATCTCTTCTAGGGCGCGTCTATAGCCAATGTTATCTGCTTGCTGGTAAGCCCAGTTAGGAGACTCATACTGAGGCTTGTTAGTAGAAAGAGAAGCCCCTATCTTATCATTACATATCTCAGTTAGTCTTGCCCTTGTAACTGTGGCAGACTTAAAGGCAGACTTAACATCTGCCTCCAACTGTGGCTCTAGTCCTTTAATCCATGTTGTCTTCATACTACTCCGGTGTAGGGGCTGTGTCCCTTATCAACGTTTCTTCTTGAGCCCTTCCTATAAGACTCTGTGTTTCTTGTTGTTCAAACACTGCTATGTTAGGAGTAAAGATTTTATATCCACTCAGTCCTGTGATGTCCTCTACAAAGTCTGTTAAGGCTAAGGCTGACGTATGAGGTGCAATCAACTGACCTATTGGTGAGTTGAAGATAGTCATAACATTCTGCAAGTCCTGAGACTGCTTAGCAAAGTGTCTAGCACCAACTGGTCTTACTACACCATTAGCTGTAATGTCTTCTCTAGTAATACTTAGGAACTCCTGTATTCCTAGCTCCTGATCTGTTACACGTATGATGTCAGTAATGTCTAGGTTACGTCTAGCAGTCTCTAACATATCATTAAGGAGGGGCTCTAGTAGATTAACTTCAAAGCTGGTAACCTTAGTCTGGAAGATACGACCTGCTGCTGTAGCCAACTGCATGACTTCTCCGAGGGTTTTCTCACCGGGAGTACGTATGCCAGCAGCTTCTCTTGGAGCACCTGCATAAAGCTCCATACGGTCTTCTATGGCTGCCATCTCACTAGCTGCTGCCATAATACCATTCAGGTTCTTGCCAAGCTCTTGTACGTCACCATTCTCGTCAATGTTTATCTCAACACCCGGCCCCCATACAAACTCTTCTACTTCCCCTATCACCTTGAGGGGTGGATGAACTGTTAAGTCCATTGCATCTGCTTTCAAGTTCTCTAGGTGGTCTAAGCGATATTGAAGACCTACAAGGTTATCTAGCGGTCCCATAGCCCATAGGTTGTCTGGTCTATATCTCCAGCCTACGTGACGTATATTAGCTCCAGTGAACCATGTTGGGATGGGTTCATTTCTTACTGTCATAGACCTGTCTACAATGGTAATCACTCTGTCCGTAGTTAGGTCTCCTGTAACACAATCACTATAGTCACCAAAGAACTCAAGGATTTCTACATAGTCACTCATGTAGTATTCACGCATGTCACCAAAACCATCAGCACTATACTGTACAGCCTTGTCCCAGTCCTCCATGCTATAACCACCAGCAAGGCGCTTAATCTTCTCTCTGCGCTCGATAGCAGCTTCCCAGAACTTCTGGTCAGGGTCGGTAGCAGCAAGCTTCTTAAGCTCACCTAGTGTCTTGATACTTCTAACCACCTTAAAGCTATCATCAAAACTAGAAGCCAGTGGGTTGAATACTATGTCAAGTGGACTAATCCTCCCAGCTCTTGGCCCCACATAGTCAGGGATGATTGTGCCGTCTACAGTCTCCTTGTAACGTGATTCAAAGTGTGAGGTAACAAAGGCATTACCCTTGTCTATGTAGTCGTACACGCACTTCTCTATCTCTGTCCTAAACTTAGTCTCTCTCACCTTGTTAGCCATATAGCCTTCGATAGCCTGAGCCTTCTCCTTAAGAGCGTCCTCTCTACTGTAAGCCTCCCACTTCACCCAGTTGTCATTGGGGAAGAGAGCTGATACGTAGTTAGAGAAGAGGTTGTCTCTTATCTGACATAGCTTAGGTATGGTGGTAGAGTTCTTCCAAGGGAGCTTGGAGTTGGTTGTAGTAGACGTATCTGTAGCGAAGATGTAGGAGTCTAGCTCTTTCCATTCCTCTAGCTTCTTACGTCTCTGGTCATTGAATGTAGACCATATGTCTGTTACCCAAGCTGCCTCAGCATCTTGACCAGTGGCCTGTTGTATCTCTGCAACTTTGGTGCTCAATTTAATTCTCCTAGTATGATCATCTAAATGCTATCCCACCAAACCTGCTTGAGGTAGCTGGCATTCCTGATAGTAGTTCTTCTGCTGCGCTGTTTCTTCTCTGCTTAGGAGCAACTGCTATATCTACAGCAGAGGCTAAGGCATCCTTCATATCGTCATGTGGAGGGTTAAGCATGATAAGCTCCTCCTCTAGTTGAGAAGTCCAACCACCCTCAAAGTGCCAAACTAGTAGGGCATCATACCTATGCTCCAGAGAAGCCTTGATACGCTCCTCCTTGCTGCCTTCTGCCTTACCGGGTCTAAACTCATCTACTGGTAGGCTAAGTCCATTCCTCTTTAGTTCGTCCTTAATACCATTTACAATGACTTGCTGAGCGACTGTAACTTCTGCTCGTAGCTTATTAAAGCCCCACTTAGAGTGGAGAGCTAAGATGTGTTTGAAGTACTCACTAGTACGATCAGACTTAAACCTGTCTATATCTAATACGTATATATTCTTATCACAGTCTATCCCTATTACAACAATAGCTGTGTAATCTGCTGCCTTGTTAAGAGAGAATGCAAAGTCAATAGCTGCATAGATGTTAAGCTTCTTACCACTATATTCCCACCTACTACCATTTCTCCTGAGCATGCGCTGATTGAAGTATTGGAACTTCTCACGGTTGATACGTTCAGAGCCGGGTGCATTTGGGTTGTTGTAGTACTGAGCACTATACTGAACCACGTCAGAGTATTCTGCCCTAATCCTCGCTAGTGACCTCTGGTCAAAGCCAAACGCCTTGCCATCACTACGTACAGCCCTAGGCCAAGTGAAGATGCCATCAGTCTCTACTACATACTCTTGGATAGACCATACTGGAACCTTCCCTAAGAAGTCTCCTTCATCATTGAAGTCCTCAAATGCCTGATCCTTCCACGTATCATAGATGTCCTTTGGATGGTATCTAGTACCACAAGCCATAGTGAATCCACCAGTGTTACGTATAGAAGTGAACTGAGAGGCCTTCTTAGAGACGCTCTCTCTGCCATCTTCTGTGTACGCATTCTCTGGAACCACTAAGTCATCTGCTATAATGATGTCAGCGTGCCAACCAGTAGTGTTGGTTGTCATACCAGCAGTCTTAATAGTAGCGTCTCGTACTCCTTCCTCTGCTCGCTTAGGGTGGTCTATCATGATTGACATAGAAGACCACTTCTCCCTCTTACCCTCTTGTGGGTTGATGTACTCAGGAAAGTATCTTCTGTACAACGTACTGCCTAACACGTTCTTAACAGCGTATAGCTGAGAGATG